TTGTTCTTCATTTCAGACCTCCATTTCATACAAGACTTCATACAGCTTTTCCGACTCTATCCACGTTTCCGATTTACCGTAGAAGATGCCGTATTTCAGCAGGACTGCCTCTATGGTTTCTTCCAGATCGGGATTTTTTAAGTCGGTGTACAGTTCTATGTCAAGCTGGTTGATTTTGAAATACGCAATCCCGTCCGCCGCGAAATTCGCAGCTTTGGGATATAAAAATACGAGGAATGGCGGCTCCGGGGATTCGCCCTCCACGAAATGGTCATAGGCAAAGGGCAGCCCCATTTCCTCCATCATCTTCAATACATCATCGTGCTTCATCCTTCCAGCCCCCTTTTGATTCCTTCCTCCAGTTCCCGGATGCCCGCCTGTTCCGCAGGGGCGATATGGGGGAATGCCCGCACCCTCCCGCCGCCACGCTTGGCATGGCCTTTCTCCAGAAGGTGGGTAAGCTGATACCTTTTCTTGTTATGCACCACCAGTTCCAGTGCATTGGCGGTCTCTGTCTGCTTTTTCACAGCCCATCCCTTTTTGTACTGCCCTGTCCGAACCGGGGCGTTTGCTTTCACTTCCGATTTCACCGTGTTCCCGGCTTTGGTGACGCAGTCCTTCATCACGTCCGTGGCAAGCCCGGCATACTCGATCAGGCCGTCCATGACCGCCTCCGCCATCTGCTCGATGGATACTTTTCTTTCAGACATTTTTACCTCTTTTCCAAAGCCGCCCGCAGTTTTATGGTTTTATTCTGATATTTCACGTTGTCAATGAACGTGATGTTATAGACCTGTCCCCGGAAGATAATGCGGAAATGCTCCGTGTCGATGGCGGCGGCTTCGCTGCAATAACGGATAAGGAAAAATATCTCTTTTTCCGCATTAAGCTGCGCCGCCTCCCAATACTCCTTCCCGGAAAGGTTGTTCACATAGGCGTGGCAGGTGTAATAATCCTGCCACGATAAAATGTGATTCCCGGCTTTGTCATTGCCCGCCACGCTCTTCTGTATGGTGATTTTATCCTTCCATTCCCCAAGCGCCATCAGAACACCTCTTTCCGTATGCCGAATAAAAGGGAGCGCAGCGTCCCCACCAGCTCCCCGTGGTCTGCCTGCTCCCGGTGTTCATAAAGGTAGGCGGCGGCATACAGGACGGCAATCCGCACCATCGGAAGGTGCGCTTCCAGTTCTGCTATCTCCATCCGCGCCACATCCGCACACAGGTTTTCCCCGGTCTCAATCAATCCCAAAATGAACGAATCTTCATCACTGCTGTCAACACGGAGATACTGTTTCGTTTCCTCCAATGTCAGGACTGCCATCCCTGCCGCCTCCCTTCTTATGATCCCGATGATGCAGAAGATTTCACCTTCATGGTCTTTACCGCTTCGGCAAGGATCAGCTTGCCGTCCACACGCTGTGAAGCAAGGAATCCCACCTGCCCGGTGGCCGCAAACAGTTCATTCAGACGCTTGAAGGAGCGCCCCTGCCTGTCAGCGATCCAGTAATAGGAAAAGTCACCGAACGCCATCACCTTGCTGCCTGCCGCCACTTCCGGCACATAGGAGGAAGTGTGGTAAGGGCGGTTTAAAATCATGTCCGGCACCCCTGCCTGCACACTCGGCTGCCAGATATAATTCCCGTTATTGTCTTTCAGTTTCCGCAGGGCTTTCACGGTGGTGTCATTCAGCAGCCACACAGCCTTTTTGCGGTAAGGCGCTTTCAGGGAATAGAATAAATCCATCACGTCATCGAAGGTGATGTTGGCGGTTGCGGTGGTCACGCCATCGGAAGCGCCGCCCGTGGCGTTCAGGATGCCCGTAGGCTTGCCCTTGCCGTCCCCAATGAAAAAGGCTTCCTCCTCCTTGGTGCCGATCCTGCGCCCGAACTCCTTGGAGATGTAAGCCTCTAAGTTGAATACATTGTCATTCAGTAACTCATCCGATACCTTGATCATGGTCGCCACCTTGAACGCGCCGATGGATACCTGCCCGAAGGAATCATCCGATTCCGGGTATGCCCCTTCCTCGTCAATCCATGACGCCTCGCCTTTGGATGCCACCACGGGAATCTTCCTGTCGCCGCTGGAGGTCTGGATGACTGTGGCAAGGCCCCGGAAACAGTTCTCTTCCTCCAAAGCCTCCACCAGCGTATGCTCGAACTCGTCCGGCACAAGGTAGCCGCCCTCGGAATCCGTGCCCACCTGCAGGGCATTCTCCACATCGAAAAAGTTCTTCCGGCGCATGGCGTTCCAGAACGTCCTCCTGTAATTATCAGTCGCCCTGCCCGTCTTTTCCTCCCCGTCCGGGTGGTTATTGGGCTTGTTGGTGATCGGCTCGGAGGTGGGCTTATTCAGCTCCGCGTCAATGGCGGCCTGCCGCTCCAGGCGCTCGATCTCCTTCCCAAGATCGACTACCTCTTTCTCCATCTTCTCATAGGCGGCGGTGTCCTCTGCGGAAAGCAGCCCGTCCTCTCCCCGCTTGCTGTCGAGGAACTTCTTTGCCGCCTCCCATGCCTTTGCCCGTTTTTCCCTTAACTCTAAAATCTTGCTCATAAACATTTCCCTCCATAAATTTAATGTGATAATAACTGTAAACGCTTCTCTAACTGCTCTATGGGTATCTTTGCCTCCGGCTTTTTCGGAATCAGCTTGGTCAGCAGGGAATTGGTCACCGCTGTGCGTGAAAACATCATGCCCTCCATAGCCACATCCCCTGATTCATCTGTACCTTCCCCTTCATGCAGGATGCCGTCCGCAAAGCCCAGCTCCACAGCTTTCTTCGCATTGAACCAGCTCTCCGCATCCATGAGGTGGGATATCTTCTTACGGTCCATCCCGGTCTTGATCTCGTAGGCGTTCATGATGCTTTCTTTCACTTCATTTAACATCTCCCCCGCCTTCTGCATCTCTTTGGAATCACCGATTGCTACCGTAATCGGATTGTGGATCATCATTAAACTTGGCGGGGACATCAGCACCGTGGTGCCTGCCATAGCGATAACGGAGGCTGCCGAAGCCGCCAGCGCGTCCACCTTCACGGTCACATCGCCTTTGTACTCCATGAGCATGTTGTAAATCTGTGCTGCGGCGTACACATCGCCGCCCGGTGAATTGATCCACACGGTGATGTTGCCGCTCCCGGCATTCAGCTCCTTTGCGAACAGGGCAGGCGTCACCTCATCCCCGTACCACGTTTCATCCGAAATCTCGCCGTTCAGCACAAGGGTGCGTTCTTCCTCCCCACCCGCGTCATTTTTGATCCAGTTCCAGAACTTCCTTTTCACTCCTTCTCCTCCTTCCTGTCTCCTGAAATACTGTGTTATAACACACGCTGCTTTTACTACAGCTAAAACAAGGTGCGCCAAAAACACACCCTGAAATCCCTGCCAATTCCCACAAACTCCCTGTTTACGGCACTTTCCGCATCCTGCCAGTGATAGCAGGATGCCGTCACAATACTGTCAGGCAGGGAATCCGATCCTCTGGTTCAGGAAAAGTAATTCTATAGTGTTACCGACAGCGGAACTGTCACCTTCCGCCACTGCCGCTGTCCTGATACTGGACACGGCATTTGTTATCTGTGGCAGAACAATTGTACGCTCAAAGTAGTCAACGTGTGCTTTAAAACACACCCCTCACCTCCCGCAATCCCCAAAGAATCCCCAATTTACGGCGTTCCTGCGGCTGTCCGGTTTCAGGACGCACCGGGTGATTTCAGCACCTCTAAAATCCCCGACCTTACCTGTTGGTATTTTTAAGTGTGTTTTAAAGCACACCAAAAACCGCACCGTTTTCCCGGAAACGCCCTGTTTACGGCGTTCCTGCGGCTTTTTCCTATACAACAAGGTGCAGTATCTGAACCAGTAGTATAACTGCTTTTGTAACCATCCTGCGGTTACAGTGTGCTTAAAAACACACCAATCCCACTGCTGCTTTTCCCCGGAATCCCCTTCTGCGGATATCCGGCGTAATATAAAACACAAAAATCCATTGTATCATTCTGCCTGAAATATCCCTGTGGTTTAAGTCTCCGGGGAATCGCCCTGCTCCCACGGAATCCTCCCG